ACTTAGGGCTGCAGGAGCACAATTTAACAAAGATTTTGGACCCGGTTTAAATGTATTAAAGCGTACGTTAGTCGATCCAGCCGCGGATTACCTGAAAGGCAGGGATACCGATTCAATGGAAACAGTCAGACGTGAGCAACTGCTAGAATACATGAAGAAGAAGAAGGCTAGTGCCAACTAACCTCACAAATAATTATGATTACACCGCAACAAAAGTATAAGATCCTTGTTGACAACGGCTACGATCCAGCGAAGAACTGGATCGACGACGATGGCAATGTCATCGACTCGCCGCAGGATGGCAGTACGATGGCGGGGATCAAAGCTGCCGCGTACAATATTCCCAGCACTGTCATGGGTGTCGCGGGCGCGGGACTCGGTGCACTTGGCGCTGGCTTGGTTACGTCGCCCAGCGGACCCGGAGCTGTGGCTGGCGCCATCACTGGCTCTGTTGCAGGCGGTGCTGGTGGCGGTTGGATTGGAGACAAGATCGAAGAGGCTTTGTATCCCAAGTCGTGGCAGCTTGGACAAGAGGCGCGACAGGTTCGCAATCCAACGGCGTCAACCGTTGGCGAGGTTGGATCGTCGCTTGCGCTTATGCGCCCCAGCGTTGGAGTCACCAAAGATGCGCTTGCTGGTTTGCGCTCACTTACTTCCGGCGCCGGTACGTTCGGCATGCGACCGGCGCAGTCGGCCGCGTTTAACAATATCGTCATTGGCGGAGGTCTTGGCGCCGGCACCGATATGGCGCGCGGTGGCGACGTGCAGTCTGTTTTGACCTCGGCGCTTCTTGGCGCAGCGCAGCACCAGCCCACGCGGCTGGGCGCGCGGTTGCCCGGAATTACGCGGCATGTCAGGGACACTCCGCTGGATAGCGCAGTCAATCCTGCCGATCTAAATGCACCGCCTCCTCAGGCGCCTGCGGAACCTGCTGGTATTTCTCCTGAAGCAACTGCCGCCAATGAGGCATTGCTTAGGCGATTTGTGCTTGACAAGCAGGCGGCCAAGCTGCGTGAAGATATCGCACGTCGGACCGAGAACGATCTTGCAGAAGCGCGCAGGCTTGGTGTAATGGAAGGTATGGCTAATCGCGGGCCGACTGGCGAAGTTATGCCCGAAGGCACAATGCCGCCCGCCTTTGATCAAGTTAACAACATGCCGCCTCGTGCGCGCGTGGTTGAGAATTTGGTTGAAAGTGCCGAGTCTGGTGAGCAATTCACTATTCGCGGCGAGCAACCTTTTGCGGATCAATCGGGCGCGCCCATGCACGGTGCATTCGAACCCACTGGAACTTTCGAACGAGGAGTTCCTACGCAGTCTGGTTTTGCCGCGGATGGTTCCAGAATTCCTAGGGATCTGCGCACAGTTGATCAACGTGTTGCCGGCACTAGACCGTTTGACGATACGCCAGATCAGCGACCTGCGCAAAATCTGCGCCCGCCGCAAGAGGCTCCGTCAGTTGAGCGGCCTCCTGTGATTCCTGCTGAAAGCTCTCCGGGGCATTTGGATGCGACCCGCAATTTGAAGCCTTCCAGCAATTGGAATAAATGGTGGGCTGACAACGCTAGCGAGAACTTTCGCTCGCTGATGCGCTTCGGCACGCCGCGTAATGAGAGTGGCGCGCAGGTCGCGGGTCGCACGGATGTCAAACGCGTCGGCAACAATGCACGCAACATTGATGTGGCAACCGATGCGTACACCGATACGGCGCCGCACGAGCTGACGCACGCACTGATCTTGGATGTTCTGGATCACGGAAACTATGGCGAGCAGCGCAAGATGCGCTCACTGTTGCAGGCTGCAAATGTGCCGGAAGAGCAGTTTGTGCAAGGAGTTGGCGAGGATGTAGTCAAGCGTTTCTTGGACAAGACCACTGATTCTTGGCGAGATGACTTTGGCTCGTTTATGCGCTACAAGATGGGCCGCGCGTCGGCACAGGATGCTCGGCGCATCATGTCAAACGTCATGTTGCGCGGCGGTGGATCCAGCAAGATTGTCGACAAGTTTAACGCGCGCCCGCCCGCGCGGCCGGAACAAGGAGAAGAGAGAACCGACGATCCGGTGCCATCGGCACCGGACGGTTCGACTCCCCTCGAAGCCACGATGCCAGAGCAACCCGCACAGGCGGATACTATCGTTCCCGAGGCTGTCCCCGCGGCGAAGCCGCCAGAGCGAAAAGCTTTGCCTATTGCAGAAGAGAAAGCTCCACCTGTTAAGAAAGAGGAAGCTCCAGTTAGGGTAGGGGACCCAGATCCGTACTTTTACCCTGATGTGGAGCCATTCAGTGCAGGCAAAAAGTTAGCCAAGCCTGCCGCCGCAGAGCGCAAGTTGCTTGGCCATGAGCCATTGAATCGCAGCGAGCCGGATCGCGGTGGTGACTTGCAACGTGCTCGTGAAGAGCTTGCTCAAGTTAAACGTGAGCGCGATGATCTGCTGCGCCAAAGCGAAGAAGCCGCCGAACCAGCCGCGGCAGGACAGGTTGGATCTTCAAGGCGTGGTGAGAATCGCTCAAAGTTTAAGGAGCTTAAACGTGTGATGCGCCTGATTGAGCAGGGGCATCTCAAAGACCTTGAGCTTGATGATGTAGGTCGTCCCGAGAATGTTACGTACAGCGGTGAGTCGATTCCTGCTAGGACGCGCATCTCGAAAGCTAACAAAGCTGCCGAAGCCGAATCTCCTGCAGACTTGGAGAATCGCCGCATCGAGGCAAAGCTCGCCGGCGAAGAGCGCCCCAGATACCAAGAGTTCGGACCCAATCGCTCGGACAAAACCTATGGCGATTTGCCTGAAGCACCTTCGCGGATCAGCACTTCTGTGTTTGAATCGGCCACTCAAGCTGCTGCGCGTTCTTCTAATCCTACCGTGCGCTACATCGGCGATAAGCTCTCCGAGCTTTTCCCAGCGCAGCGCGCAATGCAAGGTAAGTATCGCACGCTGCCTGACACATTTGAGAAGCTCAATACCAAGGATCGTGATGTCTTGTATCGACTCATGGTCGATGAAGATCTAAATTCAGTTTCCGGAGCGGCCACCGTTCCGGCGCGTTTGCGTGGGGCGTACAATGATGTACGCGCTACGTTGAAGCAAATGCGCGTCGATCAGCTTGCCGCCAATCATCCGCGCGAAGATGGCTCCATGCCCAAGATGGATCCGTTTTACTTCCCCAATGTAATCGACCCTTCTGTGCGCAAGACGCTTAACAGTGAGATCGACTCGCCGCGCTACAAGGCATTGCGCGATGAGTTCATCGATTACAACACGCGTTCGCTCATGCGTTCACGCAAGCTGACCAAAACTGTTGCCGAAGGTGAGGCGACGCAATTGTTTGAGCGCTATGTGACGGACATTGGGCGCACGGCAGTTGATGACAAGTTCAATTTCGGCTCAGTTGGATTGCCCTCCGGATCCAAGTTGCCCGGACACTGGATGCACTCTGACGTTGTGGCGGCGATGAATCAATATGTGCGCAGTTGGTCTAAGTCGCGCACGTTCTTTGATACGATCCGCTCTGACGATCGTGCCATGGCTGCGCTGGGCCAGTCGGAGTATTTCACCAATGGCAAATCCACACCCGTGACATTCAAGGATGTTCCAGTCGCCGGTGATGACAATATCAAGTTCTTGTTGAACGAGGCTTCGGGCGTCGGTGCGCAGAAGCAGGATACTGTTACGAGATCTGTCGGCCGATTGGCTTCCACGTTGTGGCTGGCCAATCCTATCACGCGTATGGTTGACGTTGCTACTAGCCCTTTCAAGGCTCTTGGTTATGTTAAGCCTACGCAGATTGCCGGATTGATCGGCAATCTCAGGAACCTCAATTCGTCAATCAGTCGCGCGCACGACACTGGTTGGGTTAAGTCCGGCGGCAACACTGTTGTTGGCGAAGTCCTTGGCGCGGGCGAGTCATTCACAAATTGGCTAGACAAAACTTCCCGCACGATTACCAAGTACACTGGCTCCGAGAAGCTTGAGCATCTTGGGCGCGGGCTGGCGCAGAACAGCGGAGAGTATATCTTCCGAGTTAACAATGCGTTGGCTCTTGCGGGCGACGTGAAGTCCACGGCTTTCCTCGATCGCGTTGCATCTAATTGGCGCAAGTTGCCCGAGGCCGAAATGGGAACACGCATCGGTCAGCTGTTTCAGGGTAAGTATGATGCGACCAACTTGCCTAAATGGCTCAGCGATTCGCCGGCGGCGCCATTCTTCTCGCTGTCGCGTTGGAACATTGAGCAGTGGAATAATTTCCGTGAGTTCGCAATTAAGCCTGCGCGCACCGGAAACTACGCACCGCTGATCACGATGATTGTGTCGGGCATGATTGGCGGCGTTGCCGTGAAAGAGATTCGCGAATCAATGAGCGGTCGCAAGTCTCGGATTGCTAACATTGACGAGATACTCGCCGCGCCGGAAGGTTCGGCCAAGTATCAAGAAGGTGTGCGCTATCTTGGAAATCTGGCGCAACTCACAGGTACGGGCGGCATCATGATGGAGATTGGTAACATGGCTCTTCAAGTTGCAGCCAAGGACAAACCGCAAACGCCTACGATGCCAGCCTATGAGCTTGCGTCCGACACCATTCCGCGCGCAATCGCGGCGGCCAGAGCTATCGCAGAGGGCCAAGATCCGCTGACGGTGGTTTCGGCATTTGCCAATGATCTGGCTGACGGGCAGGTTAGCTTCGCACGTTTCGTGAAGGGTGTGGGAGGTCGTACAGGTTTACTCGAGGGTGCGGGCGAGGATCTGAAAGACGCCAACTTGCGCCGTGACCAGCGTGTTAGCAAGCGTTTGCGCGGTAAGGATATTCGTGAGGCGCCTGACATGCCTATTGATTACAGCAAGGCAGAGGAGCGCGACATGGAGCGCACACGCAAAAAGCCTGAGATGATGGAAAAGGCTAGTGAGTTGAAGTCCAAGATCCGCAAGATGCCTAACAGTGATGATCGCACAAAGGCATTTGCAAGCGCGGCCGCAAGCCGGATAAGCTATATGCCATCCAAGGACAATGATCCAAAGGAGTTCAGGGATCACATGAAGTTTGTAGAGGCTACGCAAGGCAAGGATAGTGTGAAAGCTTTGCGTGAGCGCTACTTGCGCGATCAGGTGTTGGCCGAGAGACGCCGAGCGTACTTCAAACAGTAAGCAAATCGACACAAAAAAAAAGCCCACCATAAGGTGGGCTTTGTTTTTATCTACTCTATTCCTTGTTTCGTTTGATTGCTATCAAAACTACCCAAGCTCCAATGACCACTCCGATCAGTGGAAGCAGTGCAATCACTGCGTAGCGAAGTGTGACGTACAATGATAGTTCAGTCATTTTTGGGCGGGTGCGGATCGCAATGTCCAACACCGTGCTTATCATGATTTAGCCCTGCGCCATGCCCCCAAGTTCCCGTTGAATTGGGTGTATATAAAAGGCCTGACGGCGGCGCCGGCGGCGGCGTAAGGGAAGGAGAAACCACAGGTTTCAAAACAATCCCTGCCGCACAAGCCCCATAACCGATCAAGTCCACCCAGCTGTCTTGGTGTGTTGGGTTATTTTGAATGCGTGCAAGTTTGAACAGGATCATCAACGATCCTACATCCACGGCAGTAATCTTCCCGCCAAGATACACTGACCAATACTTGGCGATGCTTGTGAAGTTATCTTCTGCGTCGCCATAAGTTAAATTGCGATCAGTGCACACGCACTGCTCCGCTTGACGTAAGAGCTCCTTACGCCTTTGAGCGTTGTTTATTGGTAGTACGTTACTCATGATTTATATTGCTGTGAATGTTTCTCCGTTTT